GCGGCGCGAGCTGAGCCTGCAGATCGAGGACCCGGAAGGGGACCTCATCCCCCTGGGCTACGAGGACCCGCTGTCCGCGTGCGGACAGCGCCTCGCTATCCGCCACATTATGCCCGGCGGCGCACGCGTCGAGCTCGGAACTTTCTTGATCACCAAATCAAGGCCAGCGGCGTCCTGGACAGTGTCCCAGCGCGGTGCGGATCGCCAGCTCATCTGCGCGGGAGCGTCGATCACGGTCACTGCTGCGGACCTGACCGCCGTGGTGAAGGCTGATGGGCTTGCGGCTCCGCAGTCCCCACCGGGATCCGTGAGTGCGGTGAGTGAGATTCAAAGGCTGCTGTCGGGGATCGTCCCGGTCGTCATCGGTAATGGCGTCGACGTGGACCGCCGCGTCTCTCCTCTCATGGTGTACGACAAGGGCCAGGGGGCCCGCATGGACGCGGCGGAGGACTTGGCGGAGATGCTCGGCGCGGTCATCCGCATGGGCCCCGACGGCGCGGCGTATGTCGAGGTTCCCGGCACAGACCCCGTGTGGACTATCAACGGCGGCGACGATGGAGTACTCATCGGCGTCGACTTCGAGCAGTCGATCGACAAGCTCTACAACGAGTGCGTTTCTTCTTCATCGGGCGGCAACGTGGAGATCATGGGCTCCTACCGGATCGACACCGGGCCACTGCGCTGGGGCGGCCCGCTCGGGCGTCGCATTGTATTCCACGACAACCCGGCCATCACCAGCGTCGAGCAGGCCGTAGCCGATGCGCGCACCGTCCTCACCACGAAGGTCGCGAAGCGCGCGCTGCCAATCACGGTGCAGTGCCTGAACCACCCGGGCCTGCAATCCTCTGACCCTGTGCGCATCGAAATGCCGACCTGCCACGGATTCCGCGCCGTCACTGGAGCTGTTGCTTCGATCAGCCGCAGGGGAACCACCGCTGGCGTCTCGCAGATGGAGGTGGTCGTCAACGTGGCGATGGGTGATTTCGTGGAGGCAATCCGTGGATGAGCTCGCCTCGATGATCTCCGCCGAGGGAATCTCGGCGGGCACGCGCACCATGCTCGGAACCGTGCAGAACCGCGCTGACGGAGGGCCAGTCGTAACCGTCGGCGGGTCCCCCATTAAAGCCCGCTGGCTGTCCGGAACCGTCGTCAACGACGGAGATACCGTTCTCGTGCAAATCACCAACGACGCGGGCGGACAGCGCACGAGCCTCGTCCTCGGGCGAGTCTCCGACACCCCCACCCCAGCGGTGGGAACTGTGACCAAAACCCCGTCAGGTGCTAAGAGCATCACTGTGCGAGCCGAGTGGCTCGGTGAAGTTGAGGCCGCCTACCTCACCACCTACACGCCTGCAGTTGGTGACCAGGTGATGCTGATCTGGCACGGATCCACACCCATTGCGATGGGAAAGCGCTCCGCACCACCGCCAGCGGAGTCCCAATGGCCCACCCCAATAGCGGAGAAGCGTCCCGGATTCATCACGATCCGCGCCATCGACTCCGCCACCTGGGACGCGCGCCAAGGGGACACCTGGGACGCGTACAAGGGAGCTTCCGTGTATCAGGGCACTTGGGATACACGCCCGCCGTATCTCGGTGCGTGGTGGTACGGGCATGGTGCCGCGATCCTCGCGGGCCGCAAGGTTACTAGCCTCCGTATCCGTCTCGCCCGCCGGAAACCTCAGATCGGCCCCGCATCCTCCGCGATCGAATTCCGGCTTGCCCCCCACGGCCTCATGGACCGGGCCAGCGGGCGGCCAACGGCGCTCGCGGATGGAGTGGTGGCGACTGTGCCGCCGAATGCGGGCGGCACGTGGCACGAGCTTCCGACGGCGTGGGGGCAGTTCCTGGCGGCCGGGGGCGGGATCTTTATGTCGGGTGCCGCGTATGGCGGCGTGGACGGCGTCGATGCCGACCCGGAATCGGGTCTGCTCGAGGCCGCGTGGGAATAGACCGAAAGGATATGACTATGGTTACGATGAGGCCGAATGGGGCTGTCACCCCGGACGGTGGGGATCCGCCCAGGCTCACGAAGTACTTTCTGGACCTTGGGTTGACATCGAATCGCATGCTCGCGGCGTCGTCGCAGACGCAGGCCGACAACATGGTCGAGGCAATGCGGTCGACTGGGTATCCGGCGTCCGTCCAGCGTCCTCTTTACGTTTTCCGTACGGATCTGGGCGGTCTCACCGCTCACGACGGTACGCGGTGGACGAATCTGGTGGCGCAGGAGTCGTTGAGGGGGGAGGGGAAGATCACGCCCGCGAGCGGTTGGATGTGCGCCATCGAGGGCGGCCTGCGCACGGGACGCTTGTGCACGGCGATGATTGTGTTCTCGCCCGCCGCCGCGACTTGGTTCTACAAGGACTCCCCGCAGACGGTGGGAACGCTATCGGAAAAGCTCTCATCGGTGTCGGGCGCCCGTTTCACGCTCCCCGACGAAGGGCCAGCGATGTACCTGAGTATCGACAAGCGCAGTCTGACGCTGACAACGACGGCCAACAAAATTGTCTATCCCCAGTGGATTAGGGCATCGATGGTCTGGCACATCTGATGCTCCAGGAGCGGTCGATCGCGCCGTCCCCAGGAAAAGGGGTGGCGGCCGGCCGTTGTCGACCATGTCGTTGTATGTGGCGCTGAATTTCAGTTTCAGAAACTGACCCCACCTTCACCTAACTGTCCGGAAATGCTGGGCAGTTCACCACAGGCCCCTGAGCTCTCCGGCTCGGGGGCTTTTCCACACCTACAGAAAGGGATACATCATGTCTAGTCCGATCATGCCCTCGTCCGCTGACGAGGAGCGCGAGCTCATGCAGCGCCTCACGGGGCGCAATGAGAACCAGCCGCTTGGCGAGACCGCCGCGGACGGGGACGGTGGTGCGCAATGAGCTGCTCTCCGAACGACCCCCGCGTCGTGAGCGCGGTCGATACGGCCGTGCGTGCCATGCTCGGCGAGGCCGGCCATGTCGGCGGGAATAAGTACTGGGATGCCATCGGCAGGTCTGATTTCCGAGGCAGCGCGTGGTGTGGCGCATTCCAAGTCTGGGGGTTCCTCCAGGCCGGAGTGAACCTCATGAACGCCGCGTGGTGGCTGTACGTCCCCTACATCAAGACCTTCGCCGAGCGGATCGGTGCCTGGCGCGACGAGTCAGGCTACGGCCGCCAGGCGATCTATGAGTGGCACGGCGATGGCATCGCCGACCACGTCGGCGCTTCCTGGCCCGACCCCGCTGCAGATCTCTTCCGGGCCATCGAGGGCAACACTTCGATGGGCGGCTCGCAGGACAACGGCAACGGAGTCCTGGTCAAGTACAGGGCCGAGGCGGACATCCTCGGCTGGGTGGACATGCACCAGGTGCTCGCCTGGATGATCGACAACGGCAAGTGGGACGGAGGAGGCTCCTACGGGACGTCGACCGAGTCCGGGTACACGAACATCGAGGCGCTGCAGCGCGCCGTCGGTGCCACCGCGGACAACGTGTGCGGGCCCGACACCCAGGCCCGCGTCCTCGCCGTCGCCTCCGCCTCGGAATGGGGCGGCGTCACGTTCCCTATGGGCGTCGAGTTCACCCAGAGCGTGGTCGGGACCGAGGCCGACGGCATCTGGGGCCCCGCCTCCGAGGCCGCGCACGACCGCACCGTCGAGGCCATCCAGGCCGCCGTCGGCGCTGTTGTCGACGGTGTCTATGGGCCCGCCACCAACTCCGCCGTCAACATCGCGCTCGCGGGCGCAGAGACAGCGTGAAAGGAGGCAGACATGAATCAGAGTGACATTCTGCTGGGCCTACAGTCGGATCCGTTCGTGACGTCGGTCCTGATCGGCGCTGTGTGGCCGTTCATTCAGGCGGCGCTTGATCGGCCGTACTGGACGCGCGAGCGCCGCGTGTGGCTGATGATCGCCGTGGCCGTCGTCGTGACGGCCGGTGTCTGGATCTCCGGATCCTACCCGGCGACATGGAAGCTCATCGTCTCGCAGGCCACCGTATTCCTCGGTGTCGCCTGGACGGTATTCCAGATCCTCTCGCGGATCCGAATCGGCGGCGTGAGCATCATTGATTGGACCGGTGTGCTGACACCGGGTGGCGAGACGATCGCTGACATCAAGGAAGAGACCGAGGAACGCGGTCAGGAGGACAGTGGTGCCGTGGGTACAGCTTGATAACGTCGTCGTCGGCGCGCTAATCGGGCTGGGCGGAATCGTCTGTGGCAACCTCATCAGCGGGTGGTCGCAGAGGCGCGTCGAGCACGAGCGCTCGCGTCTAGCGGAGCTGACTCTTGCATTCGACGCGATGAAAACGGAACTTGAGCGATTGACGCTGAAGGTCGATCGGCTTGAGAAGGATCTTGAGGCGGCGACGGCTGACCTTGATCAGACGCGGGTACGCTATCGGGCGGCGCTCGGCTGGGGGCACAAGCTCCAGCGCATCATCGAGGATCTTCTCTTGGCTCTCCCGGACGGAATAACGCTCCCGCTGATCCCCGATCCTCCGAGCGAAATCAAACCCGACATCTGAGGTAGACACCAACAAGGCCCCGGCCACTGGAAGAGCGTTCCTGAAGAGCGTTCCGGTGACCGGGGCCTTTTGGTTGTACCTACCTTGCACCAACATCTGCGGGACGGTGTTGGGGCTGGTGGGACGTCAATACTATTTCCGCCATCGTGCGGGCGAGGATTTCGCGTGCGAGGGCGAAGGGTGCCGTCCCGTGGCGGGGCATGTTTTTTTGATGCATAATATTCGCAATTGGCACTAGGAGGAATATTATGCCTGAAAAAGACATGATTGCAGTTATCCAGTCCGCAGCCGAAGAGCTTTCCCCTGCCATGTGGTCCGCGCATGGGGCAGCGCTTCAGGACGCCGATTCGCGTATGCGCGGCCTCTCGCACGAGAGTTACCCTTCGTTGCGCCCGCTTGTGGCGCGTGCGAGTCTGCGTGAGTTCCTGATGGGTGATGCGCGCTTGCCTTCGGGGTGGCGAGTCGCCGGTAGGCCGCAGCAGATGGGGCAGCTTGTCCTTGAGTCGGACGATGTGACTGCGCGGTTCTTGAAGGAATCGCCGGCGGTTTTCCCTGGCGGGGTTCCGGCTGCGGGCAGGAATGGGGCGCGCCAGGCATTTTGGCAACCCTCTCTCCTTGAGATCGACTGCCTGACGCCTCGGTTGAATCTTCTGCTTCTGTGGGATTACAAAACCCCCGGTCGCGCGGATGATGGTTTCACCCTGCGTCTAGTTCACCCAAAGGGGCCGGGTAGGTATCGGGGGGAGACGCCTATCGATGCGAGCATTCCTCTGAGTGAGGATCTCAGCTGGTTCAAGTCTTTGCGATTCGCTGATGAGCAGCGGGACGCGCAGGAGAACTTTTTCGCTCAGATTGACGCCGGCGAGGCTGAGGGACATGGTTTCGCAGGTTAACTACTGCGGCGGTCGCCTGGGGGTTCTCCTAGATTTGGAGGGGGTGACGCAGGTGCAGGTAGCCGGGTTACTTGGGGTATCGCAGGGAGCTGTCTCGAAGGTTATCCACGGCGTATCGCCACTTTCCGAGGACCTGGTTGTTCAGCTGGCTGCCGAGTTCGCCGTCCCCCTCTCATTCTTTGCGCGCACGCCGCGCGCATCGGATGCTGCTGCGGTGACCTTCCGCAAGAAGGCGTCGACGCGAGCCTATGAGGAGCGTAGGATCGGCGTGCTCGCGCAGCTTGCGGGCGATCTATGGCGAGAGGCGTCGCGTGAATCGGGGTACTACACGTTCACCCCTCCTGAGGTCCTGGACATGGATGCAGATGACGCTGCCTCGGCAGTCCGTGAGGCAGTAGGGTTAGGTGTGGATGCCCCGGTGCCATCGATGACTCGCATGCTCGAGCGCATGGGGGTTGCGGTTGTTGCAAACCTTGACCCGCAGCGCTCCTATGGCACAACTATGGCGGGCGTATCGTGCCCGTCTGTCAGCGAGGACCGGCCCATAGTGGCCACCTTGGGACCCGAACGAGGCGACGTGCAGCGCATGACAATTGCACACGAACTCGCTCACCTTCTTTTCGACCATGACCTGGCAACCCCGCCGCGCGCAAGGTCGCCGCAGGAGCGTAAAGCGTTTGATTTTGCTGGAGCGCTCCTCCTACCAGCAGCCCCCATGCGCGCGTCAATTAACGAGAAGTCGACGGTCATCGACTATATGCGTCTCAAGGCGCAATTCGGGGTGTCACTCATGGCCATCGTGAAGCGCGCCGCAATGCTACACCTAATCTCGCCCATGCGCGCGAAGAGCATGTACGGGCAGATCAACGCGCGCGGCTGGCGTCTCAACGAGCCTGTCGAAGTTCCTGTCGAAAGTCCATCGCTCCTCGCGCAAGCGGTCAACCGTGCCTGGCCGGGCACCCCACTCAAACGAATCAGCGAAGCAACAGGTGTCCCCGTCGCACTCGTCAACGCCTGGATCGGCAGTGACTCCACCACAGTCAACCAGGGGCAGAGCGCAGATGTAATCGACATCGCCACTAGACGAGCCAGGCGCGTAACTGGCGCACGGTGACACCACAGGTGTTCATGAGGCTGTGCGACATTGTCAGCCAGATTCCGGGTGACGTGGTGCTCGTGATCAACCGTAAGATCGCGTTGTGTGGTTATCGGTGCAACGCTGCTTTATGCGGCGGCGCGTACAGCGCTAATGAGGGCGTCGTCTGGCAGTCGCACGTATCTGCGGGTCGTCTCTGGGCGGGCGTGTCCGAGGACGGCTCCGACGGCCAGAAGGTCGCGGGTCCCGGCGTACATGGCGGTGCCGCAGCGATGCCGGAG